TTTTTTAAATCCTTTATTGTCCATGCCATCAGGTGGCCTCCTTTTTTCTAACTTCACAAATCGACTATTTCCTGCCTCGAAACGTTTGTCAATTTTTTTTATATAGGAAACTATCGTTGTGAACACTCCCCCACCTATCAAAGATAGGATTGGGGACTTCTTGGGATTAGATTAAAAAAAACATTAAGTTTCCAATCAACATCTTTGCTCTTCTCAAAAATCTTCAATGCCTATTATTCCGTTCGGCATAATTTATTCTCTAACGCAATCGCTTCACTTACATACATTCCCCAATCCATGGAATAAATATCAATAGTTCTGTTAGTTCTGTATATTCCTCAGTAACAGCAGAATAAGCATCACTATATCCCCCAAAACTTAACCCAGCAGTTTGTGTCCCACAACCTGCTAAATAGTTTCTCGCTGTTACTAGATTACCACCAGCTAACCAATTTGTGCCATCATATTCCTCAGTAACAACAGAATTAGCGCCAGTATATCCCCCAAAACTTAACCCAGCAGCTTGTGTTCCACAACCTGCTAAAGAATATCTTGCTGTTGCTAGATTACCACCAGCTGACCAATTTGTGCCATCATATTCCTCAGTAACAGCAGAATAAGCATCACTATATCCCCCAAAACTTAACCCAGCAGCTTGTGTTCCACAACCTGCTAAACCACGTCTTGCTGTGGCTAAATTACCACCCGATGACCAATTTGTGCCATCATATTCTTCAGTAACAGCAGAATTAGCGCTAGTATATCCCCCAAAACTTAACCCAGCAGCTTGTGTTCCACAACCTGCTAAAGTATGTCTTGCTGTTGCTATATTACCACCAACTGACCAATTTGTGCCATCATATTCCTCAGTAACAGCAGAATTAGCATCACTATACCCCCCAAAACTTAACCCAGCAGTTTGTGTCCCGCAACCAGCTAAAAGTCTTCTTGCTGTTGCTAGATTACCACCAGCTGACCAAGTTGCTCCATCATATTCCTCGGTAACAGCAGAATTAGCGCCAGTATATCCCCCAAAACTTAACCCAGCAGCTTGTGTTCCACAACCTGCTAAACGGCTTCTCGCTGTTGCTAAATTACCACCCGATGACCAAGTTCCCATCGTTTATTTCCCTGATAATTTCGTAAATTTCTTTTTCTTCTCTGTTAATTCACCCTTAAGTAATAATATTTCAGTTTTCAGGCTTGTCAGTTCAATAATTTTTATTTCGCTCATTGTCTCGTCTCCTGGAGGAGCGAAGCGGAAACCCTCGCCTTCAGGCGAGTCGCTTTAGCGCTTTTCCTCTTGACAAATATATTTAATGTGCTTATTATATGAACATGAAGCTTGTAAGAACCATAAAGCTTAAACTTAATATCCCGGTAGAAAGCATCAAACCAACGTTGGACGCCTACACAAAGGCTTTTAATTTTGTTTGTCAAGTAGGATGGAATGACAGCGATTCTAATGGGGTTTCTCTGCACAACAAAACCTATCTTAAAACAAGAGAATATCTTCCGTCCCAGCTTGCTGTATCTGCCCGAATGAAAGCTACTGAAGCCATTAAGGCCGTTAAAGCAAAATTGAAAAAGAAACAAAAGGCGACCTGCCCACAAAGCAAGCAATGTTCTGTTCGTTATGATGCTCGAAGTTTCAATGTTTGGTTTGAACGAAACGAGCTTTCTCTGCTTACTATCGAAGGAAGAATCAAAATCCCTGTCTCTGTTCCTGAATGTTTTCGACAATATCTTACATGGAAACGATGTTCCGCTGACCTGTTTATCAGAAAGAATAAAGTTTTTCTGAATATAGTTTTCAGTAAGGAGGTTTCCGATTCGGAACTCTCCGGCGATGTTGTCGGCGTTGACAGGGGGATTAAGAAGATTGCAGTTACCTCTGAAAATCAATTCTTTGGCGGCGGTCAAATTAAAAGAGTTTCCAGGCGTTACGAAAAGATTAGAAGTGTTTTGCAATCTTGTGGCAGCAAATCGGCTAAAAGACACCTTCAAAAAATATCTAAGAAGGAGAACCGCTTCAGAACTGATACTAACCACGCGATAACAAAGCAAATTGTAGAATCTCTTGATAACGGAACGGTAATTGCCCTTGAGAATTTGTCTGGGATCAGGCAAACTGTAAGGCTTCGTAAAAAGCAACGTAAAGAGTTGCATAAATGGAACTTCTTCCAATTTGAGCAATTCCTTGCTTACAAAGCTGAGGCCAGAGGGATGAAGGTCAAGTATGTTGATGCTCGTTATACCAGCCAGAAATGTTCCGCTTGCGGCTACATCTCCCGTTCCAACCGTCAATCTCAAACTATCTTTAAATGTAAACATTGTGGTTTCTTTCTCAATGCTGATTTAAACGCAAGCCGGAATATCCGGCAAAATTACTTGGACGCTACATGCTATCCAGGTAGGGTTTTGGTCAATAAACCTATCGCAGGGAGTCGGCTTCAGCCGACTTACTTGCAAACTATCGGCTTATAGCCGATTAGTAATTGATGGGTGATAAATCCTTTATTAGTATCTGTTTTTTCACTTAATTTAATGTATGCCACCATTCCCGCCTTTCTTTCTCATCACTATCCTGGTAGATGTTTTTTCCAAACCCAATATATTTCGAGCATCCGCTATCGCTGTTCCATTATTTACAAGTGAAGCTTCCATTTGATATCGCATTCTCATTGCCTCCAACTGATGAGTATCAACATTATTCACTCCGTATTTCATAAAAGGCGTTAATTCCTTTTTGATTGCCGACCATTCAAGTATCTCTCGAAGCCGATCTCCAGCAGTACATTCCATGTTTTTACCAATAAAAAGTTTTTTCTCAATTTCAATTTGCAATAATTCTTGTTTTAAAAAATCAGCTTCCTCCAAAATATCCCGTTTCAATATCTCAATTTCTATCTTATTCTTACGATATTCATAAGACAGCATGACCAATTCTTGGAACATGACATTTTGTTCTCTAACTGCCTGCCAATATTTCGAATCTGGAGTTGGATGTTTAATATCATTTAAAACCGACACTTCCATTTCCGTTCTGGTACGAAATATCTGCGCTGTTTTCCAAGTATGAGAAAGTTCTTCTTTAAAGTCTATAAGTTTTTGGTAATCGGCATCTGCAAAAATTAAAGAGCCCTTAATTATTTCTAAGGCGTCTATTGTTGCATTTAATTTTTTTTTCATTTTTTTACTTTCACAGTATAGTTTGTTAAATTATATCCTCACAAAATCAATTTGAATCGCCAGTTGTGTTACGGCGTCTGCTGTGCTTACAATCATAATCTCAAGTTTATCCCCAACAGCAAAATTTTCATTCTGAACAGCGCCGCCATCCATCCATTCATCGGCGCTTGTCAAAGAAAGTGCGGAAGCAAGCAGGTTGAGATTTCCATTTTTCCTTGCGTTCACAGTAGCTCCTGTGCCGCCAACCCTATATCCCTTCACATATTTTACAACACAGGCAAAGGAAGTTCTCCACACAATGATATTTAAAGTCGCATTCGCTATCCCATCAGCTTTATACAGAGTGCCGCCTCTTGAGAAGTTCGGAGAACCCACAAACCTGTTTACTGTTCCATCTCCTATAAACAAATCATGCGTATCTGTACACCAACCAGGCTCGCCCGCAGCAAGAGTTGGCAACGAAGTTTTTACTCCACGCTTAATTTTCAAGGTATTCGGCATTTATTTTCCCTACTTTTTTGCTTAACTTTCATTTTCTTTTCTTTTTTCTGTCTTAACATTCCGGCTTCTTTCCTGAGTTCATCCCTTTCAAGAACTACCCCGTGAAGTTTGTCTTCAAGAGAAACAGTGTATTCATGTTTTGCGGTTTGAAATTCTAAAAGTTTTGTTTCCAAACCCTTCACATGAACTTGCAAATTAGAAATAGTCTTTTCATGTTGAACTTTTAATTCATTGATAGTTTGTTCAATAGACATTTTCTGGGATTGGAATTCCAATGATTGCTCTTCAAGACCGGCAATTTTTTTCTTTTGAAAATCGAGAATTCTTGCCTGAAGCTTATTTTCTACTACTTTCTCGCCTATTAGCAAGACAAGGTCATCAATGGTAAAACTTATTGAAGTTTCATTTTGTTTCTTACCAGAAGTCTTTACATTTTCAAACATTACAATCTCCTATCAAGCGTTAAAATGTGCCTCCATCTATTACGCTTGAAGAATTTAATAATGTATTTACGCCCGCGCCGTGGATTCCGGTTTCTGCCGCATTATGATCAAAAGCCCAATCAGAATTAGGAGCTTTATTTGTTTCACCATTCGTTGGTGCCGCCTCAAGATATGTGGCTGCAAAGTCAATAAACTCAAGAGCAGTTGCTCCAGCATTTACCCTTACGGCTTTCGAGCCTGCGTTCGTATAGTCCGCAGGGGTATCAGTCAGTTCGATAAATGTTGTACTTCCACTAGAACCTGCAAACTGAGAAAACGCCAGGGCAGTAGTGTCAACAGTAATCGGATCATCGGTTGTCAGGACAAATCCTTTATCCCCATTAGCAGTTCCCTTCTCAGCAAAGGTAAACATTCCCGCTGTTACCTCTGCAGCCTGGTCTGCATCCATCGCTCTTGTTAAAACTGCCGCCACATTTGCCGTGCCTTCGGTGGTAACCTTATAAATACCATTGTCTGCACCTGTTACCTGATTTTTAACGAGAACACGGTCATTTAGAACTGTAGCAACTTCATCAACTGTCAAAGCACCAACAGCGCTCATAGTGAGGGTTTTTCCCACCTCTGAACCACCGGCTGTGCAGGCAGGTAGTGCAGCAGCAGTGGCTAGCTTTACAGATGCCTTGACATCAAGCCCCGTGGCCACTGAGTCAACATAGGATTTTGTGGCAGCGTGTAGAGCCGCTGTTGGATTGGCATGAAGAGACAGGAAGTTTGTCAGAGAACCGCCAGACAGTTTCAGAAAATCGGCTTCACCAACAAGTTTGTTGGCTCCTCCTTGTCCAATATAAAGTTTAAAATTATCTGTGCACCAACCAGGCTCACCATCTGTAAGCGCAGGTAACAACGAATAAACGCCTCTTTTTAATTTAATTGTACCAGCCATTTTTTCTTGTCTCTTTTTTTATTTGTTTGTTTAACTCCAGGTTCCTCCATCTATCTTCTCCGCTTCATCAACAATCCCATTATTGTTTGTGTCGTAAACTGTTTTTAACATATCTCCCGCGCCCAGGACTGATCGAACATTCGCAGCATTCTCGACTAAGTTAATTTTTTTACTGGTATATACCCCACCACCAGCAGCCTGAGACACTTCAATCAAGTCCGCTGTTGCCAGCGTGGTTATTTCGAGAAGTTCACTTATTTTCTTTGCCATGCTTTTTTTCCTTATTCTATAATGCGAATGTCAATCCCGTCTTCTGTCTGGCGCAAGTCTTCGTCTTCTGTTGCGCGGCAAATAATATAAAATGCATAGAATGGCGTACTCTCCCTGAACTCTCTCTTATTACTAAACACGTAGGCTATCTTTGGCTCCTTATGCCTTGGATCAGCCTGATCAACGACAGCCCGCCACGATATTCCCCTCATTTTCGATTTCTCGTTAGGCATCAATACCCCGCCTGCGCAATAAATACGTTGGCCTGCCCATTTTCCCTAGCCGGATGAACCGCGCGGGTCTCCTCAAGATGTTTCAGGATTGTGCAGACCAGTATATTATAAAGCGGCATCTATTTTTCCCATTTCTTCAAGGTTATATTCTGGACATTTAAGCCATACAATATGAATGGATGACATTTATTCTTTTTTACCATTAAAAATCCCGAGCTTTGAAAGCTGATAAGGGACGAAATACGCTCCGGCCACCATCAGCATCAAATAGCTGGTATCGATTTTAATCAAAACGGTTAGCGCCTCATTACACCAATTAGGATCGATGCGGTATAGTATAACAAGGCCAATGATAAAACAGTAATGAAACCAAAATGTGAGCATAGCAAGATATCGTCGGGCCTTGCTCTGCTCACTATTTTCAATAGTATGAGCCTTTTGCATATCAATAATAGCTTTAGCCGCCTCCATATTGATTTCGGACTTTTCCTGCTCAGTAAATACCAATTTGCCAATGCCATTAATAATTCCGTCTGTAGATTTTTCTACAATTCGTGCTCCGGTTTCTGCTGTTTTTAACGCTGAAGTAATCCCACTGAATATACCCATTGTCTATCCGTCCTCTAAAATTTATCCATCGACAGAACTTGCCGCCATTTGTTTTAAATTAATCACGGCGTTAAGATTTCCATTCCAATAATTAAGGAATGTCAAAGGTTTATTTTTATCAACTCACTGATCCCCTTTAAAAAAAACACCCATTCATAATTTTTTTATTCCTAATGCCGCCAACGCTCCACCAAGTATGCTGCCACAAAAAACCAACCCCTTATCAAACCAAAGCCTCCGCTCCAGAGAGGCAAGACGCCGGTCCAGATTATGTAGAATACGGAACAGCTCATAATCCCGCTGCTCACGGGTTAGCCCTTGCCAGGCTTCCCAGTTATTGATTATCTCAAAATTATTGGCCATAACAGATAGTTAACTTTTTTTTTATCAAGTTTGCCCCAGTTAGTACGTCATCAGAATAAAATAACCGTTTGCTGAATCATATCTCAAATCTACAAACTGACCGGCCGTCATGTCACCGGCAGTCAGAGTGGCTCCGTTTTTGCGCTTAATGGCCTTCACCCCAAGAGAATCCACATTAACCGTGGCACTCCCCGTGTTTGTAATGTTCACCCTGGCAACAATGTGCATGCCGTCTATATAAGCTGTTGGCGTGTACGTCAGGGCCGCCGTGTAGTTGGTCGCGGATCCGGCCAGATTGATAAAGTTTAACGTCTCGCGTTTTAACTTTTCCTCTCCGGGAAGCAGGGCGAACCCGGTCACAACCTCGTCAAACTTACCCTCAACGTCGGTGGCCCTGGCATTGTCGAGCGTTACTAGAGTGTTTGTGCTGTTATTATAATAATCGTTGCTCATCGGATCATGCCTCCAAGAGAATAATGTATCCTCACGCCATGTAGCGTAAATGGTTCAAGATATTGAGAGCTTGAATAATAGATAAAAGAATAATTTGTGTCAACCGTATCGAGATACGTTTGCTCTATTTCGCCGCCCGGATCACTCCATTTAAACCCACCCCATACACCGACCTCCCACTCAGTAGCCGTTTCAAGATTGTCTTTTTCAACAATGACGGAGAAAAACCGCTTTTTCCTGTCAGGGGTTCCAATCGAGTTGGGTGATGTCTTGAGATATGCAATAATCGCATCGCCATCAAAAGACGTCCCTTTCTCAAATTGATAGACCATCCCATCGTCCGAGCCGAAGAATAATACCTCGTTCCCAGAGCTGTCTTCGCCCGAGCATGTACATGTAATAGCATCCGGATATTTCAGCCGGGTAAAACCGACCACGCTGTTTCCGTTGAAGGCCAGGTTTATGCCTGTGCCGTCGGAAAAAAAGAGACGATACTGCTCTTTTGACTTGATCCGGAGAGAGGCCACAACAGCGTTTCTCTTCGCGCTGGTGAAATATGACTGTATTTTTTGCGATAGCGTGTTTGCTTTGAAATCACCAAACGCGGGCACCGCATCCATAGATGTCAGACCAACGTCATCGAGGAATATGGGCGACATCATCTTCTGGAGGCTCCACTCTATAGCCCCGAGTTCCCTTGAATATTCATCAAGTATCCAATCCGAAGCGCCGGTCCCCGAAAGTATAAATATGCCGTTCCGACTGAAAATCGCAAGGGTACCGCCGACCGTAATGGCAAACCCGGTCCCGGACTGGCCGATCCCAAGTTCGCTGGCGCCGGTTATGGCTGACCATTCGACGGGCTTCCCTGTTGAGCTATGCTGCACAGAGCCACCTGGAAACATTAAAAAGAGATGCCGTTTAAAGGCTGTAATATGTGTGGGAGCGTCCGTTATCATGCCGGTACGAATCGGGATGTAGTCGTTGCCGTTAAACTCGAACGCACGGTTCTTGCTGTCGCACCCATACATCCGGTAATAATCAGAAGAACCATAAAAGTTGTGGTTGATGAACTCGTACCGACCGTCAGGAGCCAGTGTGATGGCGGTCTTCCCCCCGTGGATTCGAACACTGCCGGCTGTGCCGATTGAATATGTCATAACCTGATTGCCGGTCCCGGTTGCCGCGACCGCTGCGAATAAGCTAAATTCCGGACTCCACGCAATGCCCCTCCAGCGATTATTCTCCGCACTGGCCTGGGATGTCCATATAACACCGTCCGGGCTGATCATAACCTGATTGCCCGTCCCAGTTGTCGCGACCGCTGCGAATAAGCCAAGTTCCGAACTCCATGCAATGGCTACCCAGTCATTATCCGCCGCACTGGCCTGGGCTGTCCAGACAATACCGTCCGGACTGGTCATAACCCGATTGCCGTTCCCGGAATTAGCGACCGCTGCGAATAAGCCAAGTTCCGGGCTCCACGCAATGGCCCCCCAGTAATTATTCGCCGCACTGGTCCGGGATGTCCAGGTAATACCGTCCGGGCTGGTCATAACCCGATTGCCGTTCCCGGTTGCCGCGACCGCTGCGAATAAGCCAAGTTCCGGACTCCACGCAATGCCCCACCAGTCATTATCCGCCGCACTGGTCCGAGATGTCCAGGTAATACCGTCCGGGCTGGTCATAACCCGATTGCCGTTCCCGGAATTGGCGACTGCTGCGAATAAGCCAAGTTCCGGGCTCCACGCAATGGCATTCCAGTAATTATTCGCCGCGCTGGTCTGGGATGTCCATGTAACACCGTCCGGGCTGGTCATAACCCGATCGCCGGTTCCGGACCACGCAACCGCTGCGAATAAGCCAAGTTCCGGGCTCCACGCAATAGCATTCCAGCCATTATCCGTCGCACTGGTCTGGGATGTCCAGATAATACCGTCCGGGCTGGTCATAACCCGATCGCCGGTTCCGGACTGGGCGACTGCAGCGAATAACTTAAGTTCCGGGCTCCATGCAATGGCTATCCAGTAATTATCCGTCGCACTGGCCTGGGATGTCCAGATGTCTGGGCCTACTGAACATGTCATGACCCGATTGTTGGTCCCGGAATTGGCGACCGCTGCGAATAAGCTAAGTTCCGGGCTCCACGCAATGCCCCTCCAACCATTATCCACCGCACTGGTCTGGCCTGTCCAGACAATGCCGTTCGGACTGGTCATGACCCGATTGCCGTTCCCGGACCACGCGACCGCAACGAATAAGCCAAATTCCGGGCTCCACGCAATAGCTGCCCAGTTATTATCCGCCGCACTGGTCCGGGATGTCCAGGTAACACCGTCCGGGCTGGTCATAACCCGATTGCCGGTCCCGGACTGAGCGACCGCTGCGAATAAGCCAAGTTCCGGGCTCCATGCAATGGCTGCCCAGT